CGATCAATAGTGCCGTTGGTCCAATCACTGATCTTGCCCATATTCTTATGTGGGTTTTGTAGTAGTGGGAATAACTTATTAATTGCGTCATCCATTGACCAAGGAATATACAGTCGATCTAGGTCGTTAGCAAAAGTTTCAGGGAAACTGCGATAAGCAGGATATAACACGTTACTTCCCAAAGTATCAGCTTCCGAGACTGTGTTTGATACCCAATCTTGGAGAGCACAATTGAACAAGACACGAGTATCATTAAGCAAAGCATAGTAATCATTTTTTTCTAAGTCCTCATAAACAGTTAGTAGTCCACGGGCCTGTAGATCACGGGTACGAGCCATATAGCTGTCGTTATTGGATTTAAGTTTGGCCCCGCTAAAGATACAGAACTCTACACCCATATGCGGATATCTACGATTCCATTCTTCAATTAAATCCATATAAAAATCTGGTTGCTTCTCTTGATCCCACCGTGCCGCAAAGCCTACACGCATCTTACGTTCTGCGAACGGTTTAAGTTCACCAGCGACACGACTGCGTACTTCCTCTTTGCCAAATGCTAGGCCGCTGATATTGTAGATGGGAGCCTCCCACCCAGCAACCTTCATATGCATCGCCATCTCTTCATTGCTGGCTAGTACGATATCAGCAAACTGATCAACCATACGTTCGTAAGTAGCCATCCACTTAGACATACCCCATACGTGTACGAAATCGTCAGGGTCGATAGTCTGTGCCAAACAACGAACGGCAATGCGAGGACGCATATGAACAGGCACTTGATTGATAATATAAGGTAAGCTCTCGATACCTGGCTGGAACATATCTTCAAAGTAGATAATATCTTCATTTGTAACTTCTCCTGCTTTCATCTTCTTAACAAGATTCATTAGTTGGCTCATACCAAAGTAAGTACGACCGTGGGCGTCTAATACCTGCCCGGTTACAATGGCCTGATCGTTACTGAGTGTTTCACCTGTAACAATTTCATAGTTAATACCACGTTGTTCAAACACACGCACGTTCCACTCTTGTAATTGTAGTGTGTAACGTGCTTTGTAGGGCTCTAGGCCCATATACCATAATTTTCTCATTCTTCTACCTTGTCAATTCCGTAAAGATTCATTGGTCCAATTTTTCCGTACACTGAAAAACGAATAGCTTCACTTAATGTCTTAAAGTATTTAGACACTAAGCTATCGCCGGACATATAATATTTTACTCTATACATTTTTCTTTTTAAAATTTTCTACATCAACAACAGCAGAACGTAAAGTCTCCGCATAGTTAAGAGCCTGTTGTTGTGTTAAAATTAAACTGGTCTCGTATTCGACATAACCTCGAGTAAGCAAACGCCACATAGTTTGCCAACGATTCAACTTCCACCATTGACTCTTAACTTTTGTATAGACAGTAACACTAATCTTATTAGTGTCGTCTGCTTCTACCCACAGATTGTGTGAGTGATTAAGATCTTGGCACTCACAGACAATCTGGTATGACTTAGCATCACCCCACTCGCCTTGTTTTAAGATACCTTCAGCAGGTTGCTGTGGTGCCAGTTTCATTGTTGTTCTCTCGGGCGCCAGTTAGTATCACGTGGTCGGAAGTCCTTGCGTTCACGCTTAGGAGTACGCCATTGGTCCCAAGGTTCACGACCTTTAGTCATTTTAATGTACTCGCCATATGGAGTACGCTCGTTATACAGATTGCGCTCATCATACGGGTATCCGTAATCAATACAAAACTGTTTGTAAACTTCCAAATCTTCAAAGATCTGGGCCACTTCGGGTTTCATACGAAGATACTTATTGAGCCATTCTGGTTTGGCCATGATATTTCCTTTTAAATAACGATTGATTGACTCGGACGGGTAAGGTTATAAGAAATTGAACATCCGTTTTCACCGTCCTCGGATACTTCAATTGTTACAGCACGATTTGGATACCGTGCGGCAATTTGGTCGTATAAATCATCTGCGATCATTTCGCAAGACTTATAGTTAAGTTCTAGAACTCGATTTTCATTATAGGGACCGGTCCCACTGTATAGGTTCTCGAGCCAGCGTTTGAATTGGATGAACTCGATGTCCCGGTCATTATGGAAGACATCGATTGACACCCTAAAATGGAAAATGTGACGATGAGGGCTAGCAAGAAACGAAACATCGTATTCATCACCTGTTGCTAGTTGTGGGTCAGTTGCCGCGGCTGGATAGCAGTGGACACCTTCACGTTGGAAGGTAACCCAAATTTGTCGTTGTGCGGCTGTTTTAATACGCTCAATTTGTTCACGTTCTGCTTGAATCATTTAATCACTTCGTCTTGTGTATATTTAGACCAATCCGTAAATACTTTACGGTCCCGTAATTCGTGTAAACTATGACACCAGACTCCTGGGTTTGTAGCACGGAAGTCTTTGTCGTCTAGCTTAATTATAGCATTATATCCCATTAGTTGTATATAGGGCAATTTAACCGAAATCATCGGAATAAAGTTATTGTACTCAACCAAACAGCTTTCGGCTAGGCCTTCGGTACAAGTAACATCCAAATCCAAAGTACACAGAAATCCTTTTTGTAAACAATCTGTGATCATAGATTCCCATTCACGCCAGTTGTCACCATCATCTGTATCTAATTTAGGAAAACTTTGGTTAGCACCAAAATACAAATGCGTACAGTCGTTATTGGCCGCTAGAGTCATAATAATTTGACTGTCCTGTATGCCTACCACAAACAAAGTTCTGCGCCCAAAAGCTGGGCTATGTTCTACTTCGTCGCCGATAAAAAAACTAATATCGTTGTGTCCTGGTCTATCCATTCTTTGCTTTCTTGCTGTTTTCAAATGCTAGTGTTTCTTTAAGTTTAACAATATCGTCTTTAAGATGCAACCTTTGTTTTTTCAATTTGTTTAACAATTCATCTTGGAAAGCTCCGGTACTTTCGAGTCCGTTGATTTTCTTATCCAATTTGGCGTGTTCGTCTTCTAAGTGTTTAATACGGGCAGTAATAGTCATTCGTTCTCCAATGCTTCTAATTTTGATTCATCAAACTCGGGCTCATCTTCTTCAACAACATTATCTTCAAACTCAAATAGATCATCAAAGTTAGTAAACGAATTCATAGCACGTTTACCTTTAAATCCACGAGTGCCAACAATCTCCATCCAATAAATGTTGTATTCGTCAATGATAGCATCAGCAGTAGCTCGATCTGGGGCGGCAAATATTGCTTCTACTATATCTTCAAATTTATCTTGGCCTGGCGCACTATACGTCATCATTGCCGGACGAGTGCCAGTATCAAAACGCCTATTGGCTTCCTGTACTGCGGTTAAGTGCATCCATACATTATGACCCATTAACAATGCGTAACTAAAACTGTCCCAAGAAGTTTTACCTTCTTTGCCATTCTTGTTTAGGTCTCCAGGTTTGTAATAGCAAATATCTTTCATCTTCAGCATATCAGATATAGGACTATCTTCCCATCGTGGGTAGATACCATCTGCTACTACACCATCACTCCATTTACGTGTATCTAGTGCGTATTTCTTATCGTCGGCACTAGGAGCCATACGATATGACCATTTGTCATTGTCTTTAAAGACATTTTCAAAATAGACCTGTCCGTTAGCAGTAGCTAAAAATGGACTGGCGCAATCAAAACTAATTGTAAATGATGGGTTCACATATTTACGAATTGCTCTTTGAATAGTAGTCAATAATACTGCCCACTCTAGTTTACTTGTGCCCAAGAAATGCATCCAATCGTGTACACCTTCTTGTAGTAAATTATCATAGCGTAAGGCTACCAAACGCTTAAGGATTAGGTGTACGTCACACATATTCTGACCGCCCATTGCCCATCCATCAAAGTGAGTGTCAGGATACTTCGAAGGATCACAATACTTTTTCATTGTTTGATACCAGTTCTCGGCATTCTTATGATTGTCGCCTTGTAGAACATTTAGAATACGTGTACCACCGTTCTTAACACCCTTACGGTGCTTCATGAAATATTCGTTATTGTATTTGGTGGCTTCTACTGCTTCATTTAACGTAGTAATTTGGCACTTAGCACTGGCGTTCTCATCGTGAATAACCCAAGTAGGAATATCTAATGTCATACAGTAGTTACTGATTGTGTCAAGCCAGGTTAATACGGCCTTGCGTTTAGCTTCAGCCTTAGGACATCCGCTATTGGCCTTCCAATCACCTTCCCATAACCCTTTGGCTATCTGGAAACCTCCAGAATCGCCTAGGATTAGTGTGTTGGGATCGCGATTGCGAACCATATCCTCTGACCAGTCTTGCTTATTAAGGTCGAGGTTGGCGTGTCCACCGGAGTACAGTGACCATTTATATGGAAACAGGGCTTTCTGGTCATTGAGCCAATTAAGCTGTTCCATATCTGTTATACCCTGCGGAAAACGTGCAGGATCAACATAATTTTCGTTACGCTGTTTACCTATAAATGTAGCATAGAATCCACTGATAGCTGGTAAAAATATAGCGTAATCGTTTTGTTTATCTGTTAATCTATCTTGAGCCATAATATTTTACTGAGTTAATTAAATCATAATCTGCGGCAAAATGCCGTTTAACATTGTCTAAGTATTTAGAATTTTGTATTGTTGCTTTAAATAATTCTTTAAAATTATGTCTAATAGGATCGTTTTCACTTACGTGTTGGTACTCGTATCTATGATATCTATTAGCCATACCCCGTTCGTCTAAAAATGTACTAAAGTCTTCTCTGTAGTATTGGTCGCATCTAAAAAATACACAACGATCTGTGTCCAGGCCTTGTAAGAATTTTACTTGTTGTTCTGTGTGATCGTCAAATGTTATAGTATCAAATATTATATCAAATACGTGTTCAGTCCATTCCCCGTTGCCAAAGTTGGGATGATATAGTGTTAGATATTCGGCGATGCCACTAAGCCAACGATCTACTGGATCACGCAATACCACAATAGCAGTTTTATCAAGCTGGTCAGTGTGATAGTTGTAAAACTCCCACCCCCAATCTAATAAATTAGGTTTAGTCCACGAACTAGCATTTTTAGGAATGTTTACATACATAAGGTCACTGTCGGGGCGACTCATACATTCCCCAAACACATGACCTTTATGTGCCCACTTGTCTAAATTGCTAGAATTGATTATCACTTAGTCTGCGAAGGTAGCATATAACGATAAACAGCAATACCTGAATCTACAGTAATTTCAGCAACGTTCTCATCGCTGATCTTAAATGTTTTATCTCCAGGCAAGCTCAAAATGCTAATAACAACATTAACTGGCCAATATAGTTGTTTAGTTAACGCACCGCCACAGCCTTGAGCAAAAGTAAAGTCGCCAGCATGACTGCTATGGTCACCAAAGTAAAACTTTAGATCCCCGTTGTCAACCTTAGTTGAAAAGAATGTAGCATCACTGTGTGCCTGTGCTTGGAATTTAAGTTTCTGGATGCTTACTACAGTTGGAGTAATTTCTACACCCCACTTGACCTGTTTCTTCATTGAAACACTTTTAAGTTGGTCATTGATAATAGCTGAACCCATAAAACGATAATTGTTTTTAAAGTCGCCATCTTTGTTTACAAAAGTAATTCCACTAGGCTCTCCGTCCTGTTGAGTTACTGTAATTTTAGCATCTTCCTTGTAGACTGGAAGATTAAGGATAGTGTTTAGTCTATCTAAGTTTGGCATACCAAATGTGCCAACAAAGTCAGCTACTGGTGCTTTGAATTCGGCATTTAGGATAACTGTTCGGTTATCTTGATCAAACGCATTAATTGTAGTGCTAGTTTGATCGCCAGTAATCTTAATTAAATTAAGTACTCCAAGGCCTTGAGTGTGTTGTACGATATCGAGTAAGTGGTCACGCATTTATATTCTCCATTAATGTTAGTATTGTATAGATGTATTTAGAAAAAGTCAAAGGTTAAATCTTTTTATTTCGCCCATTGCTTGGTGGGCTTTTACTGTTTTTAATTCTCCGGGTTTACGAACTTCTAACCAACTAATGGCCATTTCTCTAGCCTGATCACTGACTACTTCAAACCCTAAACTTTCGCATAAGGGTATTAGTAATGATTTTGGCATATAGCTCATAAAGAAGTTTTCGGTGTAGCCAGCACCAGCTGGACGATCACCATCGTTAAAGCTAAACAAGAACACACCACCCGGACGTAGTAGTTCAAATGCCTGTTTAAGATATTCTTTAAACGTATCCATACTTCGATAGTTTAAAAAATTCCAGCACAGGATAAAGCTAAATTGGTTTTTTGGTAGTACACTTAGATCGTGATCGGGTGTTAGGTACACACGAATACGACGTCGATACTCTTCGGTAAAGGAAGCTGTGGCGCTATCTGTAAATTCTCTATAGTGATCCACAATGTACAATGGATCAGCACTGACCATATACTGTGTCCATTCACCGTCGCGACATCCAATTTCCAAGGCTGGGTATTGCCAACTGGTGTGTATTCGAATTCGATTTAGAATTTCGCTGTGTATTTCATCACTGAGTGGTAGTACACGTATCTTACGAATATTTTCAACAGCATCGTACTTGAGTTCTAACTTATAATTTTCACCAAAAAACTTTTGACCTTCTTGGCTAATTTTAAAATTTAGTTCAGCGATCATGGCATCGTACATATCGCGATTATAAGACAATGCGTCTTTGACAGTTTGTAAATGATCAATTACCTTGCTGATTTCACCAACAAAATAATCAGGTTGACTGGTACTACGGATAGCTTTAATTTCGTTATCTAACGATATAAGTTCATTACTAGCTGGCTCAATTGTATAAGCCTGCCGTAGTCTATCTCGAAGTTCTACTAGTTCGCTAAATTTCATTCAAATGTAAATAAATCATCAAAACTTGTTTTAATATCAGTATTTTCTTCAATCTTCCAGTCTAGCACACCTAATAGGTTTTCGACCTTTTGATCTACAATAGTCATTTCCATACTCGAATCATCAAATGGTAATTCTTTAAACCATTTAGGTATATGTAATTCATCTGTTGGATAGCCTACACTAGTAAGTCCAAGTGGATTATCTTTGAGCTTACATACAATAGTTTTCATACCGTCTACAATACTGGTACTATAGTTATCGCCGTGCATCTTCTTAAGACGATTCCAGTTCATTGCCGCACGAACGTGTCCAGGCATATTGGCTTTGCCTAGACGTTCTTCTTCGGCTGTGTACTTGGTTAAGTTGTTTACACGTTTAGGTGTACCCTTTTCCCAGGCTGGTCGTCCAGCAAATAGTATTTTAAAGTCTTTGACCTTGGCGATAACGTCATCTCTAGTAGCACCAGTTAAGACATCCATTAACAGTTCACTCAAGAAGTCTTGTACTACCTTAGGGGTATCTGAACGCTTAAGGTCAAGACCCATGGCTTTCATCTTACCTGGCTTGCCGTGTGTGTCTAAACGCACACCTTCCATATCAAAGATTAATACCCCATAGCGTTTTTTCTTAATAAACAACCCCTTAGACGCAATAAGTTCGCGACCCGCCGCAATAATAGCACCCATCTCACGCGGACAATGACAAGCACGTTCCATAAATGCCGGGAATGAGTCATTAACCGAGTCGGCAATAGTATCATATAGTTGTACACAGATTTCTCTGTTCCATTCCATATTACCCTTGGCTACTTCCTCTTTAATTTGCGGCCAGGCTGAGAAATAGACCGAGTCCGTGTCCCCGTAGATGATTGCGTCTCCGATATGATCGTACTTCCCCGTAATTGCTTCATTAACGTGCGAGTCCATGTGCTTCGCGATAATACGACCCGTAAGCGTCGTACTTTGCCCAATCCTTTGGTCGAAGAACCTACAGCCCGGATTAAGGATCGCGCCATAGAGCGAATTGAGGTTAATTTTTTTGACGAGTTGCCTCTTGTCCCAGAACGCTTGATCTTCCTTAGATGTTGCGGCTTTCTTTTTAGCTTGCATTTCTTTACGTTCGGCATACCATCTCTCCAATAAGCCCGGGATAATACCCTTTATATCAAATCTAAATATAGTACCATTGGCACTGATAGTCCAAGGTTGGTTGCTGTCAAATATCAGCTTCCATACATTGGCCGCACTCAGTACATCACTGGATCCATCTTGCCAGTCAATGGTAATTTCTGTACCAACTTCCATATTCATTACTGCCTGATACTCTAGTGTACCAAACATATTTTCCCACGCATCCGCAAAACTTGATCCCCCGGCGATCTTTTCACGGATATAGTGATCGGTCATTGTCGTTCTAAGTTGTCCGACGATTGTTTCGGGCCCCATGTTAAGAGCACGGATCGCCGACGGGTAGAGCGAATTGATATCGATCGCTCCGATGTATTCGTGCATACCTCTTTTGGGATAAGCAACATAGGCACCTGCGGCTTGCGTTTCTCCTTGATCATCTCTACTCCTTCGGTTAGGTACAATCATATTACGACTGTGGGCTTCATTAATAATAGCTTGTTCAGTAACTGCTACAGCACCCATTGTAGTCTGTAGCAATACTGTGTTGTCGTGTGCTAGTTCGTTAGCTAAATCTAAGAATCTTAGTTTCTGATCCAGTCTAGATAACAACATAGTATCTTGTCGGTTATACTCAATAAACTTTGGAAAGTCTTTGTTGTAAAGTTGATCTAATGTACCTTCGTACGGCGTTTTACTATCGCCTAATTCGTATTCAGCAATTGCATCTAGGCTATAACTGTGACGTTCTTCATAGGTATATTTTCTATACAACTGCATATAGTCCATATGTACGCGACCAATTAAATCAAATGTTAATTGTTCTGCGCCAAAACGTTCAAAGGTACGTTGCTTAGGAAATTGTCCCCACAGGCATAAACGGCGAGTATCGTCTTTGCTTAATACTCGATGAATACGCATAACAGTATAGGGAATATCGAAACCTTCCGAGTTCCATCCAGACATAATGTCTGCGTCTTGTATTAAATCCAAGAACGTGTTAAGCATATCTTCTTCACGTTCAAACAAATAACAGTTTTCAAATCCTTGACAGATTTCTTCGGCAGTAGCCCAGCTATAGCTCTTAGGTGGCACAACCATAGTCACAAGTTTATCCATCCAGTCTAAGTAGACAGATATACTTGTAATAGCGTTGAAAGGATCTTCGGGTTTTGAATAGCCACGTTCGGGGTCGAAGTCGACCTCAATATCGAAAAAGGCTGTTTGTAGTTTAGGTGATGTAGCACCCAGGTAGTTATCTTCTAAGCAACGGAATATGGGATTGATGTCTGATTCCCACAGGCGTTTATTGCTGTTGACTCTTAGTTCTTTGTGAAACTCTTTACCGTTTTTAGTGCTGAATCGTGACACGGGTGTGTCATAGATAGTGCGGAACTTACCACGCGGATCATCATAATAGAATACATAGTTAGCTGGGTAGTCGCAAAATACACGTTCGTTATTAACACGTTCTACTACATGAATCCGGTCTTTGTCTCTGTCAAAGAGAGCGTCAATATAACTCATAATTCTCCTGATGCCACTTTTAGCTGGCACAACTCTGCTTGTTCGTAAAGTGAACGACTCTTTATAATATTTACTCTCGCTAGTATAACAGTTAAATATTTGTATGTCAAAAGTTATTTCTTTCGGGGCTAGTATTACATACGGGTCTGAACTTCCTGATCAATCCTATACCTGGTCAAGTATTATAGCACAGCGTTTAGGATTAAGCTACGAGTGTTTAGCCAAAGAGAATGCCGCCAATTCTAGTATTGCCAGAGCAATTATAAGTAATATGGATCATTATAACAATGATCTAATTCTAGCTATGTGGACCAGTTGTACACGTTATGAATTTAGATCTGGAGACCGGTGGGAAAACATAAGTCCGTGGAGTAATCAAATTGGTTTTGTGCGGGATTGGTATAGAGGTCCTGGTGGGTTAGAATATACAGAAGTTGTAACTACCATGAAAGAAATTATTTTGGCTGGTCAGTTTCTTGATCGGATGGAACTTCCCTATTTGTTTGTTATGGATAATGATGAACTAAGAACTAGTCATACGTGGATGTTGCCCGATGAATACATACAAACCCTAAAAGTCATGATGCCTTGGGATCATATTATGTGGTTTGATAATACGGGGTTTCTTGACTGGTGCCGTAAAAACAACTACAGTTTTATAAACACACATCCTGGCATAGACGCACACTCAGCGGCAGCCGATTATATACTAGCCAATCGTTCTTTTAACATATTAAACACTAGCCGATTACCACCGGCACTATAGTGATTTGTATTACCTGGCTCAATCTTAGCAAGTTCTTCAAAATTAAGCATTTTATGAAAGTTAAACAGGCCTTCCCAGTCGCCGTGAGTTATATGAATACTTTTGTTTGATTGTGTTGATACTACCATATGTAAATCTCTACAGATTTGTGTATGAACATATCTAGCATAATCTAAGTCATAGTATTTTTCAAAATACTCAACTATCGCCGTTAATCCATGAGCACGACAATCTTCGTAGATAAAATCACTGTTGTGGTGTAATTTGTCTTGGTTATGTATGGGATGGAAATTAGTGTGTATACGATACGGGCTAGTGTGGCTAACTATAACAACATCAAAGTCTTTGAGTTCTTGCTTTCTTAACTGTTGAAATATTTTATATTCGCCACACCCCGCTTCGGCTACATTAGTTACTTCGTGCTCATTAGCCAGCATATTGGGCCAACCGTGTGCTTCTGGATATTTTATTGACCAATCAGCGGCAAAACTATCACCGGCAATAAGTATTTTCAAGCTAGCCACATCCTGATTACTGCTATAGTATCAATAGTACTTAATAGCAAATAGTTAGCCATCATACCAAACGACCTGCGAGTCCAGGCCGCCCAGCAATAGATAACACAACCTGTAATCCAGGCTGGATACATCATGGCTAATGGTGGGTTTGGTACAGTTAACATCATACCTATACTACACCCAATACTGACAAACCACGCCAGTATCTCAAGGCAAAAGCGTAATGGCCATTCTTTATAGTCGGCTTTGGCAAAATGCCATGTACTACCAAACCAACCAAAGAAAATATCAATCAAAGCGTTTTACCTACTGTTTCTAGAATTGTATTCAATTCTTCGTGATCGGCATTAGTGTCTGTTAGTTTAGACTTTTGTGCGATTTTAATTGCCTTTTTAAGAATAGCTGGTTTAATTTCTAATTCTTCGGCAATGGCTTTTACTGTGTCATTTAGGCCAGCAGTAAGGTCTTCAACTTCTTGAAGTACAGCAACACCTTCGTTGATGATTTGTGTGAGTTTGGCTTTTTGTTCGCCGCTAAACATACGTGATGACATTTGGATCTCCTGTTGTGATTGATTAATTATATACTACTTATTTGATAAAAGCAAGAGTGTTTTGGAATTAATGCTCACTTCAAGAATACATTCCGGGGCACGACTCCCATATACTCTAGCCCAGCAGCCGGGCAACCCTGAAGTAACCATAAGGTCCTAAGGTAGGGTGTTCTTTTTAAACTGGTGAAAATGGATTTTTTGGTGTGTCGAATCCATCATCTTCGGGATATACTGGATATTCGTTCATTCGCAATTCCAACGACGACGTGCTTTACAGATAGCTTTGTCTGGAGTTTTAGCACACGAGATATTGTGCATTTTCATTTGACCGCGACTGCGTGAGCAATAGCTCTTACGACGTTTGCTGGCTTTACTGCCTTTTTTAAGTTTGCTGGGTTTAGTAGTTACAGCAGTCTTTAACTTTGAACCAGGATGTTCTCTACGATACGCCTTAACTGCTTTTGTACTCATACCATCTGTCTTGTCTTTTTTATTGACTTTTTGCCAATCTTCCATGACTGGTGTTGTAGTAGCAAACACATACAGCTCATCGTCATCCAAGCTCTCTAAGTCTTCCCAGATCACTTCTGTATCTACACCGTTGCTTGCAGCCAAGTCTTCAATGACGGATTCAATCAGATCAAACTCTTCTGATAGTGTGCCTTTGGCCCAGCCTGTCTCATCATACGCATCCGCAACTGGTAATGCTACAGTTTGTCCTGAACGATTCGTCAGAACAATGTTGTCAATTTCGTCATCAAAGTCGATAGTCCAGCCTTTGGTTTGAAGTTGTGCTTGGATATACTTTACTAAATTTTCAGCACCTTGCCCATAGCCCTGATCAGTAACTGCCTGCAGGGTGTTGGTATCATCGTTGGCCCAAAACCATTCATTAGCTAGGTGTAGGATATCTGCAGGAAGTGACGGTTGTGCTTGTGTCACAGGACGACGGAATGGAACAACTTCACCTTCTGTTACGCCCGGACTGGTCTTGATCAGTTGATCTCGTATGTAGTAGGTTGGTAAATCACTCAATTTAGATAACTGTTTAACATCGTAGTTTGTAAGATCGTTACGAGTTATACCTTGTTGAGCACAATATTTTTCTACAATGTCATTAATATCTTTAACGGAACCT